CGATCATAAACCCATGACTTGGAAAACAGGAGTAAGCGCCAAGAATAATAAACCTTGGGGCAAGTTCGACTGCTATGTCTGCCGCGATGTAATCTGGTACAACATCTCAGCCGATGGCACTTGGAAACCACAGGAGGCTAAAGCATGAGCGGTCTTCAGTTTATGAACCAAGATGGTGAGTGGGAGAAGTTCCCAAGCGATGGCGAACTTGCAGAACTTGCTCGCAAGAAAGAATTGCTTGCAGCCTTGCAGGTAAGAATAATCTGCCATCTATGTAATGAGCCTGTACCTAAAGAAGAGTTAGCGTTCTGGGTTGCCGGTACTGCCATTACTTGGTCGTGCAAGAAGTGCCACGCAGTCAATGACTCAAAGCCGTAAGCATCGAGGCTATAAGACCGAGAGGTTAGTAGCGCAATACTTTAGTGAGAATGGTTGGCCTTATGCTCTTGCAACGGGTGCAGGGAGGTCGGGAAGCGATGTTACTGGGGTTCCGTACTTTGATATAGAAGTCAAAGCCCGTAGCACATTCTCGCCTAAAGCATGGATCGACCAGACAGTAAAGCGAGCAACAGGGAGTGGGGAAACTCCTTTAGTTGTAAGTCGACTAAATGGACAAGGTGAGCAAGTGGGGAATTACCTAGCGTTCATGCGGTTATCTGATCTGGTCGATCTCATGCGTAAAGCAGGCTATGACTCTTTTGATAATAAGTTAACCGATGCAGATGTTGTCCGGTGCAAAGGTAGCGGTGAATGGATTATCGCAGGCCAATGTAAATTATGTGAGGATCACCAATGAGCAACGAACTAGCAAAAGAGATGCACACCTGCTATTGCGGATACTCGCTGATAGGCGCTTATGACTATCTTGGAGGCCAAGCAGGCGTTACTAGACTCTTGCTTGATCATATTAAGTCAGTTCATGGAGTAGCCAAGTAATGCCAATTTACGAGTTTGAATGTACTAATGATCTTTGCGAGAGCAACTTGAGATACGACAAAGAACTTAAGATTAACGAGCCTCACGATGTGGAATGTGGGTTTTGCCATGAACCGATGCGGAAGATTTATTCATCATTCGGAATACAATTTAAGGGAAGTGGTTTCTATTCTACCGACTCCAAGTAATGCGCCACGCCGTTTGAGCAGGAGATATTCTGAAATGCAGACTTGGTTCGGTACACTTACGGCTAGAAGCCATCAAGGCTTCAGAGCGCGCCCGAAAGGCGCAGCGCGCTCGGTAACCGCCGTTATTGGGCTATCTCTATCTATGGCACTTATGCCTAGTAGTCAGGCTTCAATAGTGCCATTAAAAGCGTTAGCAGATAAACAATTAACAGATAAGCAATATAACTGCCATAACGAGATTATCTATCGAGAGTCAAGATGGCGTATAGATGCCATCGGTAACAAGACCGGTACTAAGCAGACTCATGGTTATTACCAGATAAAGAGTGAGTCTGTTAAAGGAAAGCCTTATGATTATCAGTTCTGGGCATATTGGTATTATGTAGCAAGCCGTTATGGATATACACAATATGAAGAGCCTAACTATTGTGTAGCACTTAATCACTTAAAGACTAAGGGCTGGCAGTAATGCCTAAATCTGGAATTAGACCGTTATGCAAGTGCGGTCAGCCTTGCCGGAATAACGGTAGAACTAAATCTGGATTACGCCTATGGGATCGTTATTGCTGGAAGTGTAGAGATAATGGGTATCGAGTACATAAGAAGGATTACTGTGAAGAGTGCGGCTTTAAGGCTATTCATGCAGTCCAGTTAGATGTTGATCATATAGATGGCAACCATAACAATGATGATCTAAGTAACCTTATGACTCTATGTGCTAACTGCCACAGGCTAAAGACTCAGATGAATAATGATCACCTACCCAACAGGGGTGAGATCACTATCATTAACAATGGTCAGTTAGAATTAAACCTATGACCATGCCTAAGTCTAGAGATCCTAGAGATACCAGAGCATGGAGAGCGTTGAGACTACGCATCTTGCAGCGCGATAACATTAGTTGTGGGTACTGTGGGCAGACAGCCGATACAGTTGATCACATTCTCTCAGTTAAGGATCACCCAGACCAAGCCATGAGTCCAGATAATTTATTGGCAGCGTGCAAACCCTGCAACTCACGCAAAGGATCACGCTCACAGGGCGTTTTTTTAGGTACAGCGTTCGCCCCCCCTGTCTTTTCTGCCTTCCCCTCCCCAACGCGGTCGGAAATCCACCAAGACAGTCCGTTCACAGCCAGACCGATCGAGAATTAACCCGATGCCAACCAAGCGATCCAAAGCCCTGCGAGGGGCAACTAAGCCGAGGCTTCATTCAGTACCTTTAAAGGGCAAGTCCAAGGTAAATGATGTGATCGAGATAGCAACGATCCTCAATGAGAAACTTTTACCCTATCAAGAGTATGTTCTCAAAGACATGTTAGTTGTAGATAAGAAAAATATGTGGGTGCGCAAGAGTAACTTGCTGCTTATTTCGAGACAAAATGGAAAGACTTTTCTTGCTCGTATGCTCATTCTTACCCACCTTCTAAAGTGGAATACCGATGTGCTGATCATGTCCTCTAACCGGTCTATGGCCTTGGAGACATTCAGGCAGGTAGCCAATGCGTTAGAGAATAACGACCACTTTAAGGGAATGGTTAAGCAGATCAGGCACGCTAACGGAACTGAGTCCATCGAGATGTTATCCGGTGCTCGGCTTGATGTTGTAGCGGCTACGAGAGACGGCTCAAGAGGCCGTAGCATTAACGGACTTTTATATATTGACGAAGTACGCGAAATATCAGAAGAAGGGTATCGAGCAGCGATGCCGGTAACGCGTGCGCACGCTAATAGCCATGTTCTGCTTACGAGTAATGCGGGTGATGCGTTTAGCGTTGTATTAAATCAACTTAGAGAACGAGCCTTAGATAACCCGCCTAAGTCTTTCGGCTATTACGAATACTCAGCGCCACAGTATTGCAAGATCACAGATCGAGCCGCTTGGGCGCTTGCTAACCCTGCGCTTGGTTACACGATTACAGAAGAAGCCATCGAAGAAGCGATCGCAACTTCTCCTATCGAGAACACACGCACCGAAACTCTTTGCCAATGGATCGACTCTCTAAGCAGCCCTTGGCCTCATGGGATCCTTGAAGAAACTAGCGATAGCGAACTACAGATCCCAGTTGGCGGCTACACAGTCTTTGGCTTTGATGTATCACCTTCTAGGCGTAACGCTTCGCTAGTTGCTGGCCAGATAATGCCTGATGGCAAGATCGGAGTAGGCATCTTGCAGACTTGGGATAGCGCAGTCTCAGTCGATGATCTAAAGATCGCAGCCGATATTAAAGCATGGGCTGATCAGTACAGGCCGCGCCAGATCTGCTTCGACAAGTACGCAACACAGTCGATCGCGGATAAGTTATCTAATGCCGGTTGCATCGTGCAAGATATCTCAGGTCAGCAGTTCTATCAGGCGTGCGGTGATCTCTTAAACGGATTAGTAACGCATAAGGTTGTGCATAATGGGCAAGCCAACCTAATTCAACAAATGAATAACTGCGCGGCTAAAGTTAACGACTCGGCTTGGCGTATCGTAAAGCGTAAATCTGCCGGCGATATAAGTGCGCCTATTGCACTTGCGATGGTTGTCTCGATGTTAATGAAACCACAACAGGTAGCGGCTATCTACATCGAATGACGGACATCTAGTGTATAATTGCCCTCTATGGGTATCTTTTCGCGCAAGCCGCTAATCGTAGAAGCGCAACAAGCGCCACAGGTAATGGGCGAAAACTTACCTTCAATTTACAACCAACTAACTCTTCGAGTATCTCGCAAAGATGCCATGTCGGTTCCCTCTGTTGCTAGAGCGCGCAACTTAATCTGTGGAACCGTTGCATCTATCCCGCTTGAGTATTATAACAAGCGCACCGGCGAAGTTATCGCTGCACCGCGCTGGATCTCACAACTTGCAAAGAACCAACCTTCATTCGTAACAATAAATTGGATCGTGGACTCGTTACTCTTCTACGGGGTCAGTTACCTCAGGGTGGTTGAGCGCTACCAAGAAGATCAGCGCCCTTCAGCCTTTGAGTGGATCGCTAACTCTCGCGTTACTTACACAACAGATCTCGAAGGCATAATGATTACACAGTATTATGTTGATGCTTATCCGATCGACATGAACGATATTGTAACTATTCAGGGAATTGACGAAGGTGTATTAGAACGCGCTGGTAAGACTATTCAGTCAGCGATCGACATTAACAAGGCCGCTTCGATAAGTGCGGCCACGCCTATGAGTTCTGGAATACTTCGGAATACCGGTGCGGATCTTCCACCTGCTGAAGTATCAGGGCTTCTTGCTGCTTGGAAACGAAGCCGCCAAAATAATTCAACGGCCTACCTCACTTCAACTTTGGAGTTCCAGTCTACTCAGTTCTCTCCTAAAGACATGATGTACAACGAGGCTATTCAAAACCTTTCGACTGAAATTGCTCGCGCTATGAATGTTCCGGCTTATTACTTAAGCGCTGATCAGAACACGACAATGACTTATGCGAATGTAACCGAAGAACGCAAGCAATTTTATGCACTAAGCATCGAACCTTTT